CTTCGGAGTACTTAATAGAGAAACATATTGGCGTATGTTTCCATCGCTCGACCGTTCCTGTTGGCGCAGGAGCGGTTTTTATTTATTTACCAGCCTTGTACGGAAATAACGTATTCGTCATGTTCTGGAAGGTTGTATTCGGATAGTTCAAAAGGTTTTGTTGTGCCAGCTGTCATGTTGTCTACATAAGTAGTATCTCCATAAACGATGGAACCATTGCTTTTCAACAGGACAGTGACGGCAACCATGTCAATATCGGAATCACTGTTATTTGCAACTTCTCCGGTATAAGAAACAGCGCCATAATCCTGAACTATTTCACTTGTATTGGAAACCGAGAATGAAGATACCGGAATGATTCCCGATGTATCCCCAGGAACGAAAGTTCCAGAGTGAATCGAAAATTCTACAGTGGCAGGCACCTTTCCGTTACAGTCGATAACACTTCCAAAAGAAATAGTGTCGTTTGGCGCGATATAGAAGAGTGTCTGATCAGAAGTTCCAACAATAGAACCATCCTCTCCTTTGGCTGTGATGGTTAAAACCGGAAGCTGCATCGCCCAATCAGCATTTGGATTGTTTAAAGTTACGCCATAATAAGCATAGACATCGCCCATTCCATCATCACTGATATAGTACCCACTTTCTGCAATAGATGCTTCCTGCTTTTCGGCCTCTTTCTTCTCTTCTTTTTTCTGCGATACAGAATTACTGTTTGAAGTTTTCTGCGAATTAGAGTCACTTGCAGAAGAACCTCCACACGCAGTAAAAGATGTTGCCATAACTCCAGCCAACATTAGTGCTACAATTTTTCTTCTCATAAAGTTTGTCCTCCTTCTTATGGAATGTAGTATTTATATAATCACAAAAGCGCGGTCATATATTAAAATTAGTCTGTTTCGCTAAGTGCTATAGTTTTTGTTATTCCGGAAACTGTTACCTGATAGGTAATCTGTTTGCTTGAATCAGAATAAGAAAACTCTTTTGTATCATCCAGAGAAGCAAGAAGAGCGGAATCGGTTGCTTCTTTGTCTCTGGTAGATGTCCAAGTATATTCTTCAGAATATTCTGTAGGAGCAGTATAGGTTCCAACCCAGTAAACAGCAGTCGTGTTTCCTTCATCCATGATCCAGTTTATTGTGATGGTATCCTCTGTAATATCTGCCTGCATCCAAGTACCGTCATCATCTTTGTACTCCCATTTTCCAGTAAGCACAACAGGATCTTTGACTTCTTCCTTTACTTCCTCTTTTGGAGTTTCAGCAGATGCTTCTGTCTTCTTGGATGGTTCCTTTGCTTCTTTTGATGAATCGGAGCTATTGCCGCAGGCTGTAAATGACAGTGCCATGCTTCCGATCAGAACCAATGCTATAAGTTTCTTTTTCATAATTTTTCCTCCTCATATAAAGTGTTTCTATATAATCGCTTATGCGGTTATATCAATTTCATCACCGACAACTGCGGTATAAAATACACCACATAATTATCTACCCGTTTACAGATCCCGTACTTATTCCTGTAACATTCAATGCATTCTTCCAGAAATTCTTCCGTCACTTCCAAGTATTCTGCAATCTCAAACCGGTTCTGACAGCCATGCTCAAAGGCTCGTACCAGTCCGATCAGACCGATCTGCTTGTTGTACGCCCAGAGTCTTGCCTGACGTTCCTGTTTTCGGCTTTCTGGTTTAGATTGATCTAAAATATCTCCGACAGTAGTATAGTAATGTCCGAGTTCTTCAGCAAGAACGCATGCTTTTTCAATGGACGTGTCGATTCCTTGGTGTATTGCGATTCGGTTCTTGTATATTCGTCCACCGTATCCCGGAATATTTTTTTCTTTTACTATTAGATTTTCGGTTTCCGAAATATTCAACAGTTCTTCATACGTCATTTAATCACTCCCATTCGCTCGGATTGTTCATGATATCATCGGCATGTTGTTTCATTTCTTCAGTTACATCTACATTGGCATACTTATGAGCTGCTTTCACTATGAGTTCATCCTCCATTTGTTGATTGGTGAGAAGAGTGTTTGTGTAGATATAACATTTTTTCTTATTCTTATCATTTAATTTTCTGTAGGAAAGAATTAAGGTGCGTTCGTCATCTGAATTAAACCGATTTTCATTGGAAACATTGGCTAACTGGGGCTCCATTGGAGAATCAAAACCCATGAGCCATGCTTCATCAACATTAAGCGTTTTTGCAAGTGCTTCGATATTCCTTTGCCGAGGTTTATACTTTCCAGATAAATATGAGCTGAGCTGACCTTTATCTATTTTTGCCTTCTCTGAAAGCTCTGACTGTGTTAATTCTCTCAATTCCATAGCCTCTCTGATTCGGTCTTTAATTTCTGCTTTTTCCAATATTTCCACCTCCGCTGATTAAAGCTTTCTTTAAAATTGATTATAAATCATGGTTGAGAAAATATCAATAATAATTTAATAAAATTGAGAAAAACTTAAAAAGCGTGTTGACAATATGAAAAACAGATGCTATTCTAACTGTAGTTGAGAAAAACTCAACCGAAAGGAGATGATGATATGGCTTGTAACTATGATTACAGGAAACTGAGAGGACGTATAAAGGAAAAGTTTGGTACGCAGTCCGAATTTTCAAAAAAGCTTGGATTGTCAGAGGTTTCAGTCAGCAATAAGTTGAACAATATTGTTGATTGGGGGCAGGAAGAAATGGAGAATGCTATATCTATACTTGAAATTCCCAATACTGATATCCATGCATATTTTTTTACACATGAAGTTGAGAAAAACTCAACTAAGCAATGAGTACAGAGAGCAGAAGAGTGAGGTGAGGAAAGATGGAAGATGAAATTAAAAAGAAGTTAGATAACATCTTATTTGAAATCAGGTGGATGCAAAGAAATATGAATCCACCTGTCGACTATTCATTGATTGTTGTATGTTCCATTATTGCTTCGGCAATAACAACGTATGTAATGTCTAAGATATGAAAAGAGGTGATTGAATGGCATTGCTGATCAGCATTGCAGTCATAATTCTGTTTATGGCAAAGTGGGGAATAGAAAGAACAAGAACGAAGGCACTGATGTATTTTATTGTTGACAGAGGATACACTCCACCAACCGAACAGGAAATGATGGAGTGCATCAAGATAGTGACACAGAAAACAGTAGAAAAATGGATTAAGGCTTAAATTTAGAGATCTCTTCGGGAAGATATTTGTTTGCAAGAGATGTCGTCACACCTTCGGCAATAGCAGAAACGACCTTAAGACTTGCACCACCGATTTTATTGAAAAGCGATTGAGTATGTTTCCAATTTTCTTCAGTTCGCGTATTGGCAATAAATTCATGACCAAGAGGTTCAAGACAACAATCGAATTGAGTATGTCCCCATGCTTTTGTACCAGAAACATCTGATAAAAGGTTTGCTTTTATACAGTATTGGACATGATATAGGATTTGTTCAGTATCGTATTCGGAAAGATAATCGCTATAGTAATCATATTTGGTATCGTCAAAAGATACAGGATCATAGAGTGTTTCGTATTTTTCTACTGTAAAAAGAATAGCGCGAATGCAGGAAATATCAAGTTTCATTAAGAATCTCCTTTCTTTCAGACTCGGCATGGCAGTGCCTGTAGTTAAAAGTATAGGAGAAAACGTAGGACAAATCAACAAGTACAACCAGCACCGCATAAACTTCAATAGAAAGTAGGTGATAAATATGAAACCCGATATCGAAAAAATCATACAGGTGATGATTTCTTTATTGGAAGAACAGGAAAAAGTGAAAATTACATATACCATTGAGAAAACCGCGTAAGCGGTACCAGTTGGACAAGCAAAGGAGGGATGAGAGATGTTCTATAAGGCGGCGAAGCTATTAAGCAAAACAGCGATTGCTTTTGGGTTTATGTGTATGGTTGGTGGATGTTCGGTAGAACAACAGGAGCTGTTTTACCTGTATGAAGCTCTTGGACTTGCAGTGTTTGCGGTTGGAGCGTATGCGCTGGAATACTTCCGGATGTTGGAATACCGGCACAGGAAAAGGAAAATAAGG